TTCCCCCACGGCAGTTTCGGCGGTGACGAATCCCGCACCAAGGCTCTTGACGCAATACGGAGAAATATTCGAGCTCGTGCCGGTCCGGATGATGGCATGAATATTCTCGCCATCGTCCGTAAAGTATCCCTCTCCGATTTCCCGCAGCTTTCCGTCCCCGCAAACGATCACGATGCGGGATCCGTTATCGCATGCCCCGGTGACGCTCCAGGGATAGACCCAGGGGAAGATGCCTCCCGTCACCGTGGAGAGGGCATACAGGGTATCCCCGTTATCGGGATTGATGAGCACCACCCGCTTCGTCAGGGAGGAGTAGCACCAGCCGTCCCAGGTGGCGGCCTTCGCCAGGGCGGAATTGCACTTCTGCCCTGGCTCCACCGTGGCCACATCTCCATAGGATGCGGATACCCCGAAGGCCAGGAGCCCCCGGCGGTCGAGATAGAACGCCTCATCCTTCACGGCAATGGCCCCCCGGGGAGCCACGCATACCGCGTCATGGCTCTGTGCCACGAGGGAGAACGTATCATCCCAGGGATCCCCTATGGCGCGGTATGCCACTCCGGCGGATCCGTCCGGCGCGGCCTTGAACACGAGGAGATCCGTGGAGAGAGGAGCCACCGCCACGGTCTGGAACCCCTCCTTGTACCCCACCTCGAACATATACGCCCGATCCGCTCCGGAGGCGGAGCAGTTCCATTTCGCGGGGTCTCCGAGGCCGGAATACTGGATGATATCCCCGCTCGTGGCGGCCACTCCGATATGCCCGTTCCGGGTCCACACGTAGTTACAATCTTCCTGCACGTTGGAATAGGCGTCCGCCTCGTATCCCGAGAGAGCGGTAACGGCCGCAAGGGTCCAGGGAGTGGGGCTTTCGGGATCGAAAGAGATCTGCTGGAGCGCCCCTCCGGAAGCGAGGAGAATCTCCCCGTTATCTCCGAAGGGAGCGAACATGGGAGGCTCCTTTCCCGAAAGAGTTCCTACGAGAGTCTCCGTCCAGCCCGCAGGATGCACCGCGTAAAGCCTATGTTCGGTTCCCACGGTTTCGGATACCAGATACCGCTCGAACACGGGAGCCCAGAAGATTGCCGTGGGGGTTCCCGAGAGAGAGACTTTCGTCTCCGTGCCGTCCCGTACCCGGATAGCCCCGGAGAGATGTTCGTACTCCCAGTTCCGGCCCTCGGCAAGCTCGTTCGCCTGGAGGAACTCCGGAGATACCGAGGTATTCACCCCTCCGGAAAAATCCCCGAAACGGAGCTGCGTGGTCTGGCGGAAGTCGTTAGCATGACGGTCGAAGTAGGCCATGGATTACTCCAGCATCCCCGCCACGCCTTCAAGAAGGGCATTCGCCACGGCCTGATCCTGGGTTGTGTCGAATTCGTTGCGGTTCAGGGCGCGCACGGCGGCGACGTCTAAAAGCAGGGGAAGAAATCGCCCGGGGAGCGGGAGCTCGGAGTCCAGGCCGAGCCCCTGGGGAGGGGCGGGATTATAGCGCACATCCAGGGAGCTTTCTTCCGTCAGGAGGTAAAACCGCCCCCGTTGCTGCCGGATGGGATATTGCCCGCAAAAACCCCCGAAATCTGCGGGTACTTGTCCGTAATGGGTTACGGTATGGTCTTTGACGAAGGTTCCTTTTCCGGAAGCTCCCGCAGTGGCATACAGGTGGAGGAGCGACGCCTCCACCACGGACAGCAGCTCCTCGTCCGAGTATCCCGCCTTATCCGGATCGTGCACCCGGGGCCGGAGAAGGTGCTCGATAAATTCCGCGCACGTCATGGCTATCCCTCCCGGAAGTACCCTTCCACCAACGTCTGACGGGGCGGAGAGCCCGAAAGGAGCTGCACCACCTCATCATGCCATTTTGCGAAAAATTCCATGCCATCCTTGCCCTGAATCCGCACCAGGGCATAGTCCAAAAGGAGATCGTCGAACTCCGAAGGCCAGGGCAATTCCTCGTCCCTCACCAGGGGGGCAGCGGTGGGGACATGCCATGCCTCGAATACATAGGCCAGATCCGGGGCGGGGGAAAATCGAAAGGCCACCTTTCCGAAGGGGGTGAATTTCCGGGGCTTGCCGGGGGACGTGCCCGCCAGAGCGGCGAATTCGTCCATGTCGATAGCCTCCAGAGGCTTTCCATCCAGAACCACCTCCAGGAGCAGCGTATGGGGCGGCATGGTCACGAGGCGTTCTCCGGGAACGCACGTCCCCGCATAGGGCACCGCCAGAAACGAGGGCTTGTAGATCGCCGCGAGACGGCGGATCTCCCGGTCTCCCTCCTCCAGCTTCCGGAGGAGCTCATAATCCGAGTACGAGGTTTCCCCCAGATCCCGAAGCTTTACCCGCAAGGCCAGGAGCAACGAAGTGGTGGTACTCATGGCAACCTCCGATCTGCTGTAGTGTGGACGAGGGGGCGGGAACCCCGCCCCCTCCTTCGCCTAGATATCGCCGCTGACAACAGCCACATACCCGGCCACGTCGCCGGCGGGCCACCCTCCGAACCCCGTGGTATCCGGATCCGAAGCGGTAATCCACGCCTTCTTTCCCACGGTCCAGGCGGCGTCAGAAAAAACCAGCAGCACCGTATACTGTCCGTTCGTCATGGTGGGAGTGGTGGTGGCGGGGGACAACGTAGCCGCGCCGGTAGAATCATCATCGCTCACGGCGATCTTGAGAGGGCCGTTATACCAGCGGTGAAGCTCTCCGTCAGCGGTAACGAGGGAGACCGTCACGGGAACCAGAACCGGCCCCTCGTTCAGATCCGGACTGGTCACGGTGGCGACCTCGGGAACCACCGTAAAGGTGTAGTCCCCGTACTGCCCCTTCACGAAACTCACGAACTCTTCGGCATTGCCGCCTCCGGTGATGAGATATCCCCGAAGAGCTTCAATTCCCGGGGGGACCGCCGCCAAAGCCGGGAGAGCGAAGAGCAGCACCAGGAGTACAACTGCAAATTTCTTCATTTTCTTCTGCCTCCTTTACCGCAGCGCCGCCGAGGTGGGACACGTGATGACCGCGAAATCCTCGCCGTTGAAAGCGCTCTTCCGGACTCCGTAGATCAACCCGGTAGCCACGCCCTTCTGGTTGTCGTAATCGAAAGCCTTTTCCTTCCAGAAGGGCTCCTTTGCCACCGCATAGGCTCCCGCCTGGGCTCCGAGCAGCACGTTATAGGCCACCTGAGCCCCGGAAGCCCCGTCTGCGGCGAGGAGCACATTCTCGTGATCGTGGAGGATCACCCCGTCGTAGACGCCGAGAGCTCCGGAGAAGATGGGGTTCTCCTTTCCCCTGATACCAGCTTCCCGCTGGGACTGAAGCCACGTGGCATCCTGCTTGAGATCGTCCGCCGCATAGGGGTTGACGAGCAGGATGTAATACTCCTTGCCGTCCACCCGCACCGGGCGGATCTTGGGAGTTGCCATCTTCGCCCGGAGCTTGGCGAGCCGGATCATGGTAGTGGTGAGCTTGCCGCTGGCGGTAATGTCCGAAACCGCAGAGCACCCCGTGGGCAAGAGAAGACGATTCGGGGAGGGAGCGGAGCAGAGAGCCGAGAAAATGGAACCGTCAATGAGCTCCTGCATCCAGATCTTGAGAGCGGACTTCGCATTCTTCCGAAAATCGAGCTGGGATTTCTGCTCCTCCTCGGAACCCTCGGACCGCACCGCATGGCGGCGCTGGCCTACGGTCACTTCCATGTCGTAGTAGGTCAGGGCCTCCTCGTTGCCCTCCAGCGTCGCATCTCCCGCAATGCCCGTACCCTGAAGCTTCATCAGCAAAGGAATGGTGATGCTGTTGCCTTTCTTGGTCTTCAGATCCGTCTTCATGGTAATGACGCTGTCGGATCCCTCGGACATGAACTTCTTGAAATAGATCTCGTCCATAACCTCTTTCCAGAGGTCCAGAGCCCATGCTCGCTGGACTAAATTCGGGGGGTACTTGGTGGTAGCCATGATTCACTCTCCTTATATGGTTCGGTTATTCTCCTCGGAGGATCCGGGATCGGACATCCTCCGGGAGCTTGCTCCATTGAGCGCTGGTCAGATTGTTCAGGTCAAGTTCCGATCCGCCGCCGGATCCGCCGGGGATATCGGCCCCCCGGGGCATCTGAATTTCCTTGCCGTCTCCGGCGGGCGAGACCTTCGCCCCAGGCGCCTTCGGAGGCTGAGCGGGCCGATTTTTCGCCTGAGCCTTCTCCGCTTCGAAGCGGAACCGGAGCCCCAGAGTGTAGAGCACCTCTGCGGGATCCGGGGACGTGGTAACCATGTTGAGCATGGCCTGGGCGTTCGGGTCTCCCAAAGCCGCTCTCTGCTGCTGTTGCTGGAGCCAGGGCACGACGAGCAGAGCCACGTCGTCGTAATCCTTGTACCGCTGACGGGCCGCCTCCTGGGACTGCTGGGCTCTCTGCTGCCATGCACTCATGGCCTGCTGCTGCTGGAGGGTCTGCTGGATGGGGGCTATCTCCTCCTGATGCCGCCGCTTGAATTCCTCCTCCATCCGTTCCATTCGAGCCCGCACCCGCTCCTCCACCAGGCGCTCCATGGGATCCTCCGGGAGCTTGTCCGACTTCTGGGGGGGCTGGAACTGTTCCATCCGAGCCCGCAGAGCCGCCAGTTCCGCCTGTTGCTGCCGGATGGTCTGGGCGGCCTGATACTCGTTCTGGTAGAGCCTTTGCATGTTCTGCTCGTACTGGGAGAGGCGCTCCTGTATCGGGTCCGGCTGCCGGGGTTCCGGGGGGGCCTCTTCTGCGGGGGGAGCTTCCGGTTCCTCCTGGGGTTCCTGGGGATCCTGCTGTTTAAGCAGAGCGCTCAGGGTTTCTTCCACTCCTGCGTAATCTTCCTGGGTCATGTCCTCGTGACTATCCATACGTTGCCTCGCTCCTTTCGAATATACAAAATGGTGAGATGCGCTTTCCGCATATCACCATTTTCTGTACAGGGTTACGAAAACCCTCTTTCTCGGAACGTTCCGAGTTCTTACCCTCCCCGGGCTCCCGCCAGAATATCCGGGAGGTTCGGAGAAGGCGGCCCCATGGGCGGCGCTCCGGGCTGTCCCGGAGGCATTCCCTGGGATTGCTGTTGCCGGGCTTGCATCTCCATCTGCTGCTGTTGCATGAGACGTTCTTTCAGCATCTCCTTCTGGGGCAGATCCGAGGCCTCGATGATAACGTCCGGAGGTACCGGGAGCCCCGCCTTTGCCATCTCCAGGAGGGCGTAAAAGGCCGCCACTCTCTGACTCGGCGTGGCGGGGGTGTCCGAAATCACGACATCGAATTCGAAGGTGGAAAGATCGTTGAGGATTTGCTGTACCGCCATGCCCGTTCGGGGATCCACGGTTTCCTGGGGTTGGTTGACGGGGACGAAATCAGGCTGCCCGGATTCCCCCACGATGCGAAATACCCGGGGCTCCCGGTAGAACTGTGGCAGGAGTCCGGGGTGTTTGGGATCTCCCCAGAGCTGCTTCAGGAGCCGTTTTTTCGCCATTCTGAGCTTGTCGAAGAGCATGGCCAGGCTGGTGACGGCCTGACGCTGACGCAGTTCCAGGGCACGTCCCGAGGCCGATGCGGGAACGTTCGTACCCAGCATGGCCTCGTTGATCCCCGAAATGTTCTGAAGATCCTCCTGATACTGCTTGTCCACCTGGAAGAATCCCGAGGGGATGGTATCGGTGGAAAACGGAGCCGGAGCACTGCCCGTCTCGTTGTACTCGATGACCACCCCCGGAGTGGAGCCCTGCTTTTCGAGCTTGGTCTTGTTTGCGTAATCCAGACCGCCCTTCTTCACCAGCCATCCCCGGTTCGCCATGGTGTTGATGATGTGCAGGAGCTGGCTGCGTCTCTTGTTCATCTCCCTCTGGGGATCCTTGAGATCCCGCACGACTCCGGCGGGGGTATCCCCCTCGCCAAGCCAATAAGCGGGAACCATGATGTAGGGAAGCTTCCCGTGGGAATACGGGGACGGCACATCCTCCAGAAGGAGATCCCCGATATGTGACGCCACCCGAATCTCTTCCCGGCTCTCGGTGCGGATTCGGGCAAGCTCCCGAAGTTCCGGGGGAACCTCTTCGAAGGGAGTGTCCGGGAGCTGTAATTCCGGGGGAAAGGAACAGATCTTCTCTTCCCGGAAGGAGCGGTACCACGTAGAGATAAGCCGGACCTTCTTCGTCTCGGCGGAGTACCAGAGAGAATCCTCTCCGAGGTGGTCCCCGCCTTCGTCCGCATCGTACCGAGCCACCACAAGCTCGATGACATCGGCATGATCCGGAAAATGCCTCTTGAGAGTGCGTTTCGAAGTCCAGCGGGCGTAGTGAATGCACTCCGCATCCGAAAGATCCTCCTCCCGGCTCTCCGGGTCGGGGTACACATTGAAGGGGGACACGCGCTTGAAGCAGATTTCCCCGTCCCGGTAGGAGAGATAGAACCACCCCAGACCGGTCAGAAACGCATCCAGGGCAACCCGAGACTCCTCATAATCGAACTCGTTGGTATCGAACAAATACTTGGTAATCCCCTTGGCGACGTTGCACTTTTCCACATCGTCCCCCGTGCGGGGGAGAAAGTCCGGCTCGTAGCGGTTGAGGCGCTGGTAGCCGCTGAGGAGGTTGATGAGGGGCCGGATATGATTGATGGTTATGGCGGGGCGCTTGGCCTTGTTGAGAGCCTCCCGGGAAGCCTCGTCCCATTGCTCCCCGGCGTAGAACTCGATATCCTCCAGAGCCGCCTCCCTCCAGGAGGCATTCGCGGCAACGGCAGACCGGAACCAGTCCCGTATTTCATGGAAACTACTCGTCTTCTGCGTCGGCATGAGCTTCAATCCGTTTCGTCTTCGTTCTGGGCTTGGGCTCCTCCGAAGATACGGGAACTATCGTTCCTGCATCATCCCCAGCAATAAGGCGGGTCAGCGTGGAGGAGTACATGAGTACCAGGTTCCTGCCAGGAGCTACGACCTGGGGAAGCAGATATATCCCCTCGTTACCCCGGGATCCGTACAGAATTCCGGGGGCGGGCACGTCCACGGGCACGGCGGTCCATCTCGAACCTCCGGGGAGAAAGCATTCCATGGATACGGTAGCGGCGTTGTCCTTTACACGGCTTGCCATGCGGCATCACCTCCTTTGTGGTCATCCCAGATATCGGCCCATCCGTCCCGGTTCGGGGAAACTTCCTGGGGCGGAGTCCAGGGCCGCTCTTCCAATCCATAGCGGAGAGCGTCGTATACATGATCCTCCGCCTTGGTGTCGATATCCTCCGGGCGGTGCGGATCCGGAGGAAGGGCGGGCAGAGTGCGGATAAGATGCGAACAGGTATCGAAGATAAGCAGGGCGGGTTTCCATTCCGGAGTGCCGTACCGCCAGCCCCGAAGGCGCTGGTGGATCTGCATCTTCCCGTGGAGCCGGGAACCCGGGCGATGGTCCGCCTTCTGGAAGTGCACTCCCTCCGAGGCGAAACTCTCGTAGATGGTAGGGCCTTGGTGCCCCGAGGATGCCCAAATGCTGGGGTCCGCCCTGCCGTAGATCTCCTCTCCTGCGGCGAGCTCTATTGCACGGATGCGCGCCGCCACTTCCTGGGCGGTTTCCCGGGTGCCCTGGTTCGGCTTGCCATCCTGCATGCCGTAGAGCTCCCGGTAAACGATGACCTGTCCGTCGTTGTTGCAGGCCATCCAAAGACAGGCATAGGGAGCCTCGAAGCCCCAATCCAGCCCCCGCCATTTGTGCCAGGTGGGGGGGATATCGAAGGGCTTGATGACGTGCCTCTCCTTGCTCCACTCGCTGAACACCATGCCCTCGAAGGCGTCCCAATCGCCTTCCAGGAGCGCCTTTCTTTGGGCGTCCGGAAGAATCATGAGGCGGCTGACGTACTCCGGATCCACCTCAAGGAGCTTGGGATTGTCCTGAAGGCGCGCCGGAATGAACGCCCGGGTAAGTCCCGTGGAGGGATCCCGAAAGGTTTCCCGAGGAGGGGCGCAATCCACGAAGCGCCGCTTTACCCAGAGATGCCCCGGACCGCCGGGGTTCGTGGCGGCTCGGATGTAGCACCGAAGAGCGGGATTCGAGGTCCGGCAGCGAGAAAAGAGGTATAAATACTGGCTCTCGGGAAAGTGTGTGAGTTCGTCGAAGGCGATGTACTGATATTCATGGCCCTGATAGTTCAGCTCATCCCCCAGGGATTTCAGGTACCCAAAACGAATGGAGGCCCCGGACGGGAACCTCCATTCTTTCCTGCTGCGAATCCATT